CAAACATATTCATGATGAATGTAGGTATGAATATTTCAATGTCTTAGTTAATTGTAGGTTTTGTAGAACTCCTTTCAGAAGGCATCGTAGTACATTCACTTCTACATGGAAACATAATACATACATTTATTGTAGTGTAGAATGCAGCCGCAAAGGTCAAAGAAATGACAGTACCTATGATCTAAGGCTGGCAAAACAAATTGACGCTCTGTAGTCCTTATGGTATAATTATATCATGATAATTAGTATGTAGATAAAGGATGTATATGGAGATTAATGATGAATTAATTGTTCAATGGGAACCCAAGATAAACCGTATGCTCCAAACTACCTCAATTCGAGGAATGGACAGAGAAGATATTGCGCAAGAGCTACGAATTGCTATACTGAAAGCAGCGAAAGGATTCGACCCGGAGCGTAAGGTATCCTTTCATACTTATTTACATACCACGATGATTAATACGATACGAACATTAATCACAAAAGCTCAACGTCGCCCACAACCCCACAGTTTGGAATTTCTTTTAAAGTCGTGGGAAGACCCAGAAGGCTCAACTTCATCGTTTACTACAACAGCGCAAAAAGCAATAGCAATAAATGTAGACATGGATTCTAATTTGATATTAAATTCAGCACTAAGCCGATTAAATCTTTCAGATTCTGAATCTTCGTTTATACAATTACGAATCGAAAATTTGACAATGGATGAAATTTCCAGTACCCTAGAAGAGTCGGCTTATAAAATTCGTAATCGAATAAAGCAGAAATTAGGCGGTAGACTAGAAAAAAGGCTTTCACTATGGTTAAACGGAACGGGAAACCTTTAGGTGATTACAATTCGCATGATGTGCGAAAAGAATTTACGTGGTTATATTCACGTAAGCACCATAAGGACTATATAGATAAAGGATTTATAGGTTACGATTTAAAAATTATTAAGCAAGCTATTGAAAAATATGGTTTGTTTAAAGTTTTATCCGGTCTATATAACGGTATTTACACTAATTCCGATTCCGTATCTATTAAATACATTCTTAAGGGTTTCGAGTTTAAATATTACCTGACTAAGCATAACCCTGAATTGTATTATAAAGTCATGGCTTATGGAAATGATAAGGTAAAAGCGTACTGGCGCAAATACGTACTCTTAGATGCTAGGTGGCTTCCAACTGCTGCCTCAGAACAACGCAAGAAGAAAATTGAAACGCAGTTATTGGGGTGGTCGAATGCCAAAGAGGACTAATAGAAAAGGGGGGTTCTCTAAAACTACCCCACCTAAAAGAAAACAGTTGTTTGTTAATGATCTAACTGGGCGAACTGCTCCTGAAGGGCAATATCGAGTGATATCTATTGCTAGTAATGAGCTTAATTCTAAGCAAGAGGTATGGGTAGAAGGAACCTTTACCTCTTTCCCTGAGGCTAAGGCGGTTGCAGATGACAAAGCAGTAGATGGTGTGGTATGCTATATTCACGGTAGCGGCCCAAGAGTGATTTATAAAGTAAGGATTTAGATGCAAAGCTTTGAATATATAGAATCTGGTGTTTTATTTAATCTAGTAGACCCTACAAATTTTAAAAACTTCAGGTATACGGGTAAAGACTTCGCAAAGCATGGAGAAGTGCATACATTTATTATTAATTATGTAGATCAATATAAAGAGACTCCCTCTATGTCTACATTGTCAGAAAATTACCCAACGTTAGATACGTCAGCACAAACGTTAAATTATGACTATGCTGTAGATCAATTTAAAGATCAGGTAATTTATAGAAAAATTGTCAATTCAATTCAGTCCCAGAAAGAGTTATTGAAGGACAATCCTTCAAAAGCTTTATCAACTATTATTTCAAGTCTGGGTGATGTGGAGATAGAGACTGATGAAGATGTAGCTGTCTATAATGATGGCACCCCCGCTAGATTAGAGGAGTGGAAAGAACGAACCAAGCGTCGGCAAATGGGTGATGGTTTGATGGGAATCCCAACCCCATTTACTTCGTTTAATAATACGGGTGTGGGGTGGATGCCGGGGGAATTAATTGCTATGTTTGCCCGTCCAACTGTCGGTAAGACTTGGATGTGTGTGGAAGCCGCTGCTACCGCTGTTATGAATGGGTACAAGACGCTATTAATTTCTACTGAAATGACAACCTCAGCTATAAGTTTACGGGCAGATGTAGTACTAGCTAAGAAAATGGGCTATAACTTTTCCCATAGAGCGTTACGTAATGGCGATCCTATTGACGAGGAACAGTACATGAGGTTCCTAAAAGAACTAAATGGGCGTTCCTTGTTAGTTTGTGACCACATAGAAGGTGAAGCCACTATTTCTATAGAGAGTATTGCTAGGTTAGTCCGAAAGCACTCGCCTGACTTTGTAGTTTTAGATGGGATTTACTTAATTTCATCCGGTGACGGTAAAAAGGCGATGTGGGAGCAATCACATGCCCTTTTCTATGGTATGAAAAATCTTTGTATAGCTACAAATACAGCTATATGGGTTTCAACACAGGCCACTAGAGAGGCGGCAAATATGTTTGAGCCTCCTAGGGCAGACCAAGTAGCGTTTGGTGACGCTCTTATTAGGGCGGCTGATGTTGCTATGGCTATGTGCCTTATTGAAGATAACGATGATAAACGTTTAATGCAGATACAGAAGTATCGAGATGGTGTTCTACCTGCTGAGGAGTATTACTTGCATTGGGATGTAGACTGTGGTAGTATATACGAAGACGATGAATTTTCTCTCGTTAATGATGAAGATTTAGATGATGGTGGATTTTAACAAGGAGTATTTATAATGGGTTTATTTGATTTATTCAAGACTAACGATGAGGGTATTGTAGTAAAGCAGGGCACCTCTAAAGGGCCGGGTAAGCCAAAGGTTGATATTACTGTTGGTGATATCAGGCAAGGCAAGGTCGTGGATAAGAACGGATACACAAGTGACGTTGTATTGTTCCTGCGTGTGGCAAAGGTAAAGAAAGCAAGAATGATTTAGTGGTTAATTGGGCAAGTTTATTACTGGATGCTGGGATAGATGTCCCGCTAGAGCGTGATCAATTTAATATTTCTTGCCCTTTTCATATAGATGAATTACCTTCTTGTTCAATTAATGTACTAGTAGGTAAATGGATATGTTTTGCAGGTTGTGGGCAAGGGTCATTAGCGTCCTTTCTTTCAAAGTTTACCGGTCAAGACATACAAACCGTACAACAAAATATTGCAAATAATGCGGTTGAGTTTGCTTTTGATTTCTTTGAAAAGGAATTTCCACATGAGGATGAACTTAGTGAAGTTGAATACCCCGGTAAGCGCCGTATGGTTCCTGAGTGGATTTTCGATAGGGGATTTTCTCGTGAGACTCTAAAAGCTTGGGATTGCGGCATAAATAAATACGGGGATTTGATTATCCCTGTCCATGATGCCAAACAACGCTTAGTGGGGTGGATGGAGCGACGGATTAATGCGACTCCCAAGTATCTATATTCTAAAGGCCTAAGGAAGTCTAAACTTTTATTTGGGGAAGACAAGATAGAATCTACACAAACTATCTGTATTACAGAGGGGGCGTTAGATACTATGTGGTTAAACCAGAACGGCTACACGAGTATCGCTTTATTGGGAGCTTCTTTATCTTACACGCAACAAAATAGGTTAAAGGCACTACACCCCGAAGAAATTGTGTTATGCTTAGATAATGATGATGCCGGTCAAAAAGCAATTAATAAAATTAATAGTTGCATGAGAGATAGTTGTATGGTATCATGGATAGAGTTACCTGAAGGGGTAAAAGACGTACAAGATATACGTCAACAACCATTACTTAAACAAGTGATTGATAATAGAGTCTTTTGGTAAAGGCTAAAGGAGTGTAATTATGGGTGGTATATCCGCTATACAAAACAGAGTTGAAGAAAGTGCAAACCCACAGACTTCACAAAGCACGGGGCAGGAAGTCTTTTTCAAAGATGGAGACCAAGCATTCCTCACTCCAGTAGCTACTGGGGAGGAAAATGATCTTCTCTTGGATGAGGTTTATCTATACACGTACCGATCTGGGAACCGTTGGATTAACCTTCTAAAGGACGATGACGTAGATGCCTCAGATGTTCCTGATACCATAAGAGCATCTCATAAGTTTGCATTTTGGGCATACGTCCACGATATTATGCACACTGAGAAGCGTTTTGATGATTGGGAAGAAGTTGAAGGCCCTCAAGGGAAGAAGCTATTCGTTCAACATGTTAATGATTTTAGAGTAATTCCATTAGGTTTTGGTCGCAGTAATTATATTTGGAACCAACTTGTAGATGTTTATAATGATTGGGGAGCCTTGAACAAAGGAGTTATCAGAGTGAAGCGTACTGGCGTAGGAATGTACGATACGTCATACACCCTGACAGCAACAGCAAGAAACACTGATGTTCCTGCCGATAAACTCGCTACAGTTTCTGATCTTACTGGTATTAAAGCCTATTACAAAGATCGTTACGGTCAGGTAAGTCAAGCAATTCCATCTAGTGAGGGAGTGTCGTTAGATACAGGTAACACAGATACCCTGTTGGAGAACGATCTCTTCAACTAAATGTTAGTTACTCCAGATACATATGAGTCAGTTCTTGCAGTCATCAAAGAGTACCCAACATGGGTTGTGGATGTAGAAACTAATGGTCTGGAGTGGCATGGTAAAAATCAGATTTGCGGGATTGGGGTAGCTGTTGAAACTGGAGATACATACTATTTCCCGTTTAGGCACTACCCCTCTCTCGAAGCTGTGAATTTACATCCTCCGCAATTGTTCCAATTAATGGAAGCAATGAACGAACGTTCTACACTTATAGGATACAATATAAAATTTGATTTGCATTTCTTAGCGAATGAGGGTCTTATTGTATCTGGTAAAGAACTTATTGATGTAATTGTATTAGTAAGGCTTACAGAACCTGCGGATGTTAGAGAATTTTCGCTTACCGCTACGATTAAACGAAGTTACGGCGAAGAAGCGGCAGAATACGATATAACCACGAAGAAAATACTCCGCAAGAATAAGTGGAATAAAGATTTTTCTCAGGCTCCCCCAACTATTCTTGGGCCTTATTGTGAGAAAGATGTAGAATATACATGGAAATTGTATAAAGATCGTATTAAAGAATTAGAACGCACAAAACAGACGAAGGTTTTTGAGTTAGAAAAAGACCTAACACATGTTTTATATATTATGGAAAAACGTGGAATACCTGTAGATAGTAATTATGCTAGACAAGCAGCAGGTAAAATATTACAACGTCAGGAACAAATTAAAGAACGTATTTTTAAGTCTGTTGGACGGGAGTTCCTTCTTACAAGTCCCGCTCAAGTTGGGGAAGCGCTAACTTCATTAGGTGTAGAATCTACAGTTAAAACTTCTAAAGGAAATAGTTCGTGGGGGGAAGAAGCATTAGCGCAGATTAATCATCCGGTAGCTGGATATATGAGACAATACCGTACTTTAGATAAATTAAGAGCTACTTACCTTGAACCATACTTTGATATTAATACTGTATATTCATCCTTTTGTAATTGGGGTACCTTAACAGGTCGCCTATCTTCTAGAGACCCTAACCTTCAAAACTTACCTCGAACGCATTTTCGGCTATCTGATGATCCGTTGACACCAGAGGAGCGAGAAATAGTCCGTGGGCGCATCTCTGCGGCGGTAGCAGCTAAAGGAGGGGTGTTTAACGCCGACTTATCCGATGAGGTTATAGATACATGGGGGTTTATTGGGGATGAATCATACAATGAATC